TTATCGCTCACTAAATGTACCTCCATCAAGAATGGATGGTGAAGGTGGATTTAATCTTGGGAGATCTTCAGAGATTTTGAGAGATGAACTTAAGTTCACAAAGTTTGTTGGTAGATTGAGAAAAAGATTCTCAAATATGTTTAATGACATGTTGAGAACACAATTATTATTGAAAAATATTATCACTCCAGAAGATTGGGAAGGTATGAGTGAACATATTCAGTATGATTTTCTATATGATAATCATTTCTCTGAGCTAAAAGAAACTGAGTTGTTAAACGAAAGATTAAGTATGGTGGCAACTGCTGAACCATATGTTGGAAAGTATTTTTCTCAAGATTATATCAGAAGAAAAATCTTAAGACAGACTGATGTTGAAATAATTGAACAAGATGAACTTATTAAAAAAGAAATAAAGAATGGGATAATACCAGATCCAAATGCACCAATAGAAAACGACGAACTTTCTCAAGATTCTCAAGATGGAATAAGTTCATCCCAAATGGATCTTGGATCTCCAGTGATGGAACCGGACTTGGAAAGTCAATCTAAAGTTACCGAGTTGCCCAATGGGGGAGAAATATAAATAAAAACGATTAGTTATAGGTATTAAAAATGGATGACCTTCTAGATATGATCGTAAGCGATGAATCACCAGCACAAATCAGTGACAAAATAAAAGAACTACTTTTTTCAAAATCATCCGAAAAAATCGATGGTTTTAGACCCGTTGTATCTTCCAAAGTTTTTGGACTAGATGATGGAGAAGACGAAGAAGAATCGGAATAATATGAAATCTTTTAAACAGTTCATCTCGGAATCAGTAAATATTTCGGGAGATTTCAATGGAAACCTCTATATTAATTCTCAGCCAGAACAACCCCAGCAAGTTGGCGAAAGTTATGTAGCTGATGTTATGTGGCAAGGTAGTCTTTATAGATTAGAACTAATAACCAAATCCGGATTACCTTCAAAACAAGAACTTGGTGAACAACTTCAGAGAGAATATCCTGGAGCAATTGTTCATCAAATTTATCCAATAGAAGAAAAAAACTTCAATATTAAAAACGCAAAAAGATATCACCCATCAAAGTTAGAATGGATTGATTAATAATGGCACAGTGGAATAAAAATGATCAAGATTATTTAAATCAGGAGAGAAGTCTCTTCGAAGTTTTTATGAAAGCAGATAGATTCGGAAATATCTGCGACTGCGATTCATCATCTTCATCTTTTGGTGGTTCTGGTAGTTTTTCTACAGATTTATTTGGAAGAGTAAAAGTTTCCAATCCGGTAACATTATTTGATTCTTCTCATATTTACAGTCAAGATGGAGATTTTGATGATGTTTTAATTGGTTCCGGTTCTACTGTCGGATTTATAACTGCACAGAGTTCTGCAACTTTAGGAATTGGAACAACTGCTGGATGCAGATTAGTTCGTCAGAGTAAAAGAGCATTTTCATATCAACCAGGAAAATCTCTTCAAGTGCTACAAACTTTCGTATTAAATCCACCAAAAGAGAATTTAGTTCAAAGAGTTGGGTACGGTTCATCCACAAATGGTATATTTTTGGAGCAGATTGGTTCTCAAATTAATATTATAAAAAGAACATCAGTATCTGGTACTTTAACTACAGTCACAGTCCCACAATCAGAATGGAACGTAGATAGATTAGATGGAACCGGAATTGGTACAGATAATCCCAGTGGTGTTTCATTGGATTTATCCAAAGCACAAATTCTTTTCTCAGAATATGAATGGTTGGGCGTTGGTTCTGTAAGAGTTGGATTTGCAATAGATGGCAATTTTATTACCGCACACCAATTTAATCATGCAAATCGTACTGATAGTGTCTATATGACATCTGCAACTCTTCCACTTCGTTATGAAATTGAGAATATTGGAATTACAACTTCATCTTCATTGATGAAGCAAATTTGTGCAACTGTAATGTCTAATGGTGGATATGAGAGAAAGAGAGCAGAAAATATTGCAAAAAGAACTGATGGAACAGAAGTTGGTACGTCTTTCGAACCTTTAGTGTCAATAAGATTAAAACCAGGAAGAGAATTTGCGATAGTAATTCCACAGCAAATACTTGCATTTCCACTGAATAATAATGCATCATATGAGATTGCATTAATCAAAAATGGAACTTTAACTGGTGCTGCATTTACCTCAATACCAAATTCAGAAACAGAAAATGTTCAATATGATATTACCGCATCCACTATGACTGGTGGTGAGATTGTAAATCTCAGATATGTCTACGGTTCAAATCAGGCAGGTGGAGTAATAACTGCAGAACAAGGATATAACTGGGACCTTCAATTAGGAACAACTCAAGCAGGAGTAAGTGATATATACACACTTGCCGCAAGAAGTCTTAGTGGTTCTGCAGATATCACTGGGGCAATGGGTTTTTATGATCTAACTTGATTAAATAATAAATAACTAATAAACCTTTATCATAAAAATGCAAAGAACTAGAATAATTGAATCTGAAGTCGGCACAGGAACTGATGTTGGGACTGCAACAAGTATTAATAGTGCAACTTGTGTAAGACTTCATAATAATACCTCAGGAATTGTTACAGTCGGTGTAGCAACTCAAGTAAGCGCATCTTCTGCACTCGAATTTAGTATGCCAGGTAATTCAGTTGAGTTCTTAGAAAAACTTCCAACTGATGTTATATACTCATCAACTTCAATTAAAGCATCAAAAGTAGGATTTACCAACTAAAAAAATGAAACTCATCACAGAAGAGATAGAATCAGTAAAAGTTATTACTGAAGGAAAGGGAACCAACAAAAGACTTTATATTACTGGACCTTTTTTACAAGCAGAGTGTGTTAATCGTAATGGAAGGATGTATCCAATGTCCATTATGGAAAGAGAAGTGAAAAGATACACCGAGCAATACGTAAATAAAGGACGTGCTTTAGGTGAACTTGGACATCCCGATGGCCCAACCGTTAACTTAGATAGAGTTTCTCATAAAATTGTTTCTTTAGATAGAGAGGGAAATAATTTTGTAGGAAAGGCACAGATTCTTTCAACACCCATGGGAAAGATTGCGGAATCTCTTCTCAAAGAGGGAGTTTGTCTAGGAGTTTCTTCTCGTGGTATTGGTTCCTTAAAGCAAACTAGAGAAGGATTTAATGAAGTTGGTGAGGATTTTATGCTTGCAACCGCAGCGGATATTGTTGCAGATCCATCTGCCCCCGATGCATTTGTCCAAGGTATTATGGAAGGTAAAGAGTGGGTTTGGGATGGTGATGTGTTAAGGGAAAGGATTGCATCCGGTTTTAAGGATAAAATTAATTCCTTAGTCGATCAAAATATCTTAGAAGAATATAAACTGAGTTTATTTGATGAGTTTATTAAATCCTTGTAATTTATTAAAATATAAATAAATATAGATTTCATACAGGAAAATCGGAGAGTTCAAATGTCTCGTGGTAAAAATTTACAAGAAATGGAAGTAGGCACTAAGCAATCCAAAACCGCTGTAAATGCAAATGCAAAGCCAGCGGAAGCTATGCCTAAACTAACAGGAAATATCCCAGATGGACAAACAGGTTCATGGGAAGATCTTGGTGGACCTACTCCAGAAAACTATAAGTCTGACGATGATTCAGCAAAGTTAAAGACCCCAGGCGCTACCCTTAAGCAAGTTAAGGATATCGTAACCAAAGGTGCAAATCCTGCGGAAGCAATGCATGGTATGAAAGAAGAGGAAGAACTCGAAGACGAAAATCTTATTGATGAAGAATCACTAGAAGTAGAAGATACTTTAGTTGAAGAAGAGGAAGTTGAAGAAGAGGAAGTAGTTGGAGAGGAGGAAGAAGGTGAAGAAGGTGAAGAAGCTGGAGAAGAGGAAGAAGAGGAAGATGTAGTTGTGGAAGAAGAATATGACATTGAAGATGATGTCAATGCTCTTCTAGAAGGTGAAGAGCTATCTGAAGATTTCCAACAGAAAGCAAAAACAATCTTCGAAGCAGCTATTATTTCAAAAGTAAATCAAGTTAAAGAGTCTTTAGAAGCACATTATGAAGAAAGACTTGTTGAAGAAGTAGCTGAAATTAAGAATATTCTATCTGAGCGTGTAGACGCTTATCTAGAGTATGTTGC